CCAAAAAGGACACGGCCGACAACTCGGCAATCGCGGCCGTCGGCATGGGGTTTGATTTTCCCATGTATTCCCTCGGGGTTCGGGCGGGGCGGTGGAGCTTCAACGAAACAATGCAACAAATCAAAGAGGTATGGGATGCTCTCACTCTGGCTCACCCGAACGCCTCGCTTTCGCTGGGGATTGAGAACATCCAATACCAGCAGGTGGCCATTGAGGAAGTGCAGAGGCGGTACAAATTGCCAGCCGTCGGCCTTCCCCAACTCAAGGACAAGAGGGCAAAGTTTGAAACAATCTCCCCGTATTTTGAGCAGGGACAAATCCTGCTCCGTGAGGAAGGGGACGAAGACCTGGAAATGGAAATCCTCGGTTTTGGCATTGAGCCTCACGATGATCGCGCCGATGCCTTTGAGCTTGCCATGCGCCAGTTGGTTTCGCAGGAACGTTTGGAAGTTGTGTGGCTCTAGTGCTATGCTGTTGTCAATACCGAGGCAAAAAATGCTTTGATGACCTATGGGGATTTTTGAATGGGTGCGAAACAAAGCTGTCGGAAGTTTCCAGAGCGCGTTCCTGGGTACTTTTGGCTCCCGCCTTTCCTACATGCTTGGCAACAACATGAACGGCAAGCAATCGCTTGAGCAATACCGGAACTGGGTATTTGTTTGTGTTCATGCTCGTGCGGAGGAAGTCGGAAACATCCAGCTCCGGCTGTATAACGGCGACAAGGAGGTGCAGAACCACGAGTTGTTGGATTTGCTGAACAAGGTCAACCCGTCCATGACGAAGCACGAGCTCTTTTCTGCTACCCAGGCGTTCAAAGATTTGGACGGCAATGCATTTTGGTTTTTGGTTCGGGACAAAGGAAATGTCATCCGTGAAATCTATCTGTTGCGCCCCGACCGTGTAGAAATCCTCGTAGACAAGGAAAACCCACTCAACGTGAAGGGGTACGTTTACCGTATCAATGGGCAGTCCATCACGTTTGAACCGAACGAAATCATCCACCACAAGACATTCAACCCGATGGGCGAGCATCCGTTTCCCCACAAAGGGATCGGCATCGTTCGTGCCGCACAGTGGGCGATTGAGACCGACAATGAAGCACGGCAGTGGAACTTCTCGTTTTTCAAGAACAGCGCCACTCCCAACGGCTTCCTCATCCGTGAGGGCGTGACTTCCATCACCAAAGAGGAACACACGCGGCTCAAAGCCGAGTTCAATCAGACTCACCAGGGGGCTGAAAATGCGTTCAAGGTGGCTTTGCTTGCAGGGCCGTGGAAGTGGCAGGAGGCTTCACGTTCGCAAAAGGACATGGACTTCCTGGAACAGCGCAGGTTCGGGCGTGACGAAATCCTGTCCATGTTCCGCGTTCCGAAGGCTGTCGTCGGCATCGTGGAGGATGTAAACCGTGCCAACGCCGACGCGAGCATTTACTTGTTTGCTGCTCGTACCGTGAAGCCGCAGATGCAGCAAATCGTGGACACGCTCAACGAGTTCCTTGTCCGTGAGTTCGGAGAGGGGCTCCGTCTTGAGTTCGTTTCCCCGGTTCCTGACGACCGTGCGCAGGTTGTGAACGAATACGCTTTGGGATTGGACAAATGGCTGACGCGCAACGAAATCCGCGCGCGCGAGGGTTTGCCTCCGACAACGGAAGGCGACCAGATTTTTGGCACACTTGCCCAGCTTCCGATTGATGAGCTTCCGAAGCCCAAAAAGGTATCCTCAAAACAGATTGAGAAAAAGACTGTAAAAACTGGGACAGTGGCCGAACAGGTCATCTCCAAGTTCCTGAACAATCGCAAGCACGCCCTGTCCATTGAGGCTGTTGCGAAATACAAGGAGCTTTGGGTCGTGAAGACCGACAACCGTGCTGATGGAGTGAAGGCAGACCTCCGAGCGTTCTTTTCTGAGCAAGAAAAAGAGGTGCAGAAAAACCTTGAGCGGATTGCCAAAACGTCCGTGGACAGCCTGTTTGATGACGATCATGCCGTAACCGCGTCCATTAACCTCATTACCCCGCGATTGAAAAAGTGGATTGAGGAAAGCGGAGGCGACGCTTCCGAGCTTGTTGGCAGCTCGTTTGACCCAGAAAACCCGCGCATTGCCAAGTTCATCGCGAAACGCGCCAAGTATTTCGCGAAGGAAATGAACAAGACGACGGCTGATGCTCTTGTTGCATCTATCCAGGAAGGGCAGGAGGCAGGGGAAACACTCGCGGAATTGTCCGAGCGCGTGGCCGAAATCTACGACCAGGCGCGTGACTTCCGTACTGACCGCATCGCACGCACGGAAGCGTCGGCGGCAGGCAATTTCGGCTCGCAGGAGGCCTACCAACAGGCTGGGATTGAACAATGGGAGTGGGTTGTGGTTGACCCGAAGGACGAGGACTGCCTTGCCAACGATGGCGAGGTTGTAGACATTGGCGAAAAGTTCTCCTCCGGCGATGCGCGACCTCCCGTGCACCCGAATTGCGTGTGCACGACTATCCCCATTGTGAAATGAGGTGCTATACTTCAAACAATCCGTATCTATGACCACTGAAAAGCTTTTTACCCGTGCACAAGTCAAGCTCCTCAAAGGCGAGGGGGGCTACGATTTTGAGGTGATTGCATCAACGGATACGATTGACCGACACGGCGAAGTTCTTGATCAGAATGGCTGGCAGACAGACAACTACAAGAAAAATCCAGTCATCCTCTGGGCTCACGACTACACGCAGCCCCCTGTCGGCAAGGCTACTTTCGTCGCCGTGGAGAATGGCAAGCTGGTCATTCGTGGAGTGTTCGCCACTCGTGGGGTCTACCCGTTCGCTGACACCATTCGCGGACTGTATGAGGACGAAATGCTCAATGCTGTGTCCGTCGGCTTCACGGTGCTTGACCGAAAAGGCAATGTCATTGTGAGCATGGACTTGCTGGAACTCTCCTTTGTCCCCGTCCCTGCCAACCCGGAAGCTCTCGCTCTCGCTGCCACCAAAGGCATGGACAAGTTCGTCCGGGCTGACTACAAGGAGCCGGAGGAAAAGGGAGCCGTTGGTGATTTGATGAACGCCCGGCAGAATATGACAGAGCAGGACTACACGATTCGCTGGGCATGGTGCGATGTTGCCTATGCCATCACAGGCGCAACGTGTGAACTCCTGTTCCGTCCTGACACGCTCGGAGCGGACATCCCCGCTTTGATGCGTGAAGCATCGGACTTGTTCAACATCCTGTCCCAAGTCGGTCCTGATGGCGACATGGGGAGCAACGGCAAGGTGACGGAGGGGATGAAATCGGATGACGTAAAGGCAAAAATCGCGCTCCTCAAGGCATACTCGGTAGCCAAAGAGGGCAGGGTGCTTTCGGAAAAGAACCGGAAGCTCATCCAGGAGTGCGTATCAACAATGGAAAGTTCACTCGCGGCTCTGGCGTCCTTGCTGGACGAAACAGAAGCCGGGAAAGCTTTGCAGGGCAGCGATTCAAAAGCTCCTGCTGTAAAGGTCGGAAAACCTGAAGGTGCCGTGGCCTATGAAGTATCAGGCGAGACCCTCGCTGATATCAGGCGACAGCTTCGGGCAAATGACAGGGTCAATGAGTTGGTTCTCAACTCGCTCAATCGCATCCTCCGCGCTCGCGGGGGAGCTAACTAAACGTTTCTATGGACAAAGCAGAAACGCTGACGCTCACCAAGCAGGAGCTCACCGACATCGTTTCGGAAGTCGCGGCCAAGACCGTGGACGAAAAGATGAAGGCCTCCGGCATTGATGAAGCCAAAGCGAAGTTCAACCTTTCCATCACTGGAAAGAGCAAAGAGGAATTACAGGCGATGGATGCCAAGCAGAAAATGGCAACTTTCGTGAAGGCACTCTACAACCGCGACATGCAGACCCTCGCCTCATTCAAGGCGATGAATGAAGGCACTGGCTCCGCTGGTGGCTTCCTCGTCCCTGATGAGTTCGCGGCAGAGGTCAACCGCATCGTGGAAGACTTTGGGCTCGTGGCCAAGCTCGGCCGCAAGTACCCGATGGTTTCCGACACGCTCTACGTTCCGCGCCTTTCCACCTCGGTCTCCGTCTACTGGCCTGGTGAAAACACGGCCGGCACGGCGTCCCAGCCCGTTCTCGCACAGGTTTCCCTGCTTGCGAAGACGATTGTCGGCATCACTCCGATGAGCAACGAGCTTCTCGCGGATGCCAACATTGACACGGTGTCCTTCCTCGCCGAACTGTTCGCCGAGGCAATCGCCGGAGAAATTGATTCCCAGGGCCTCGCTGGTACCGGTGCTCCGTTCACAGGCATCCTTTCGGATTCTGGCGTGACGGTTGTGCAGCCTGCGAACGGCGGTGGGCAGTCTACCTTCACGGGTGCTTCTACTCCGGACTTGTGCCGCGACATGATTGCAAACGTGAAGCCGTGGAGCCTGCAGGGTGCTGGCTTCATCATGCACCGCACCATTTGGGCGGTCATTCAGGAGAAAAAGGCGTCCTCGGGCGGTGACTATTTCGCCTCGGCGTTCGGTGTCATGGCTCCGAATGCCACGCAGAGCTTCCCGTCCGCACAGGCTGGTGTGCTCTGGGGCTACCCGGTGTACCTGTCCGACAAGATGCCCGCGCTTTCCGCTAGTGCGGCTAGCACGAAGTACATCATTTTCGGTAACCTCAAGCATGTGTGGGTCGGCGTCCGCGCTGGCATGACTGTGGACATCTCCAAGGAGGCCACCGTCGGTTCCGACAGCTTGTTTGAAAAGAACATGAGCGCCGTCCGCGTCACCCAGCGTGTCGCGGTCGCAGTGGGGCTTCCGGCCGCGTTCTCCGTCCTCAAGACGGCCGCGTCCTAGTCCATAACCGTTGATGGGGACGAGCGAGGCAATCTCCTCGTCCCCGTTTTCGGAAGTGCGCTAATTCATCACCACGAAAACCTATGTTTTCTCTCGCAGAAGAGTACAAGGCATTTTCGCTCATCCGTCCGAAGACCATCACGGCCACGGAAACGGGTACGGGGATTGACCTTGGCCCTGACTACCAGGATGACTTGATGGCCATTTTCAACCTCGGAGCCGCTTCAGACACGGATGCAACCTGCACCGTGACCATTGAGGGCTCGGACGCTGTCGGCGGAACCTACACCGTGCTTGCCACGTTCTCCACGGCTTCAGCCACGGATGACAACAAGCTCGGCGCGTGCCAGGTTATCTCGCACGGAGCTTCCAAGCGGTTCATCCGCGCGAAAGCCACCGTCACGGGAACAGGCTCGCCGTCGTTCGCCCTGTCTGTGATCTTGCTCGCCAAGGCCGCCGTCGGCTCGTCCTCGCTTAACTCCACCACTATCGCCTAGTTTTATGGCCTACCGCGCAAAGACAAACCTTGCGTGTGGGACATCCTATTTCGTCGCTGGTCAGGTGTACGAAATTCTCCCCGATGGGGTGGACCCGTCCAACTTTGAGGAAGTTTCCGCACCAGCTCCGTCCTCGGAGCCAAAAGACGAGGAGGAAATGCCACGCAAGCCAAAGAGCAAGAGCGAGCTTCGCCGTGGAGCCGCCATGAAGGGCGAATAACCTTCAAAACGCTATGCCCTCGCCCACCATCGCTCCCCATGCACTCACATCACTCACCAAGGTAAAAGCCTTGCTGAATATCAGTGTGTCCACCTATGACACGCTGCTGTCGGCTTTGGTGTCCGAGGCGACTGATTTGATTGAGGGGCTGTGCGGTGGGCGTCGGTTTTTGCGGACGACCTACACCCAAGAGGAATACGACGTGACTGGGCGAAAGGTGTTCCTCAAAAATCGGCCAATCACCACGATTTCTGCGTTCCAGTACCGTTCCGGCTCGTTGTCGTCGCCCACATGGACGGATTGCCCTGCTGACAGCTACCTGCCCGATTTGAACGCTGGATACATTGAGACTTTCGGCTCCGTTCCTTGCGGGATGCGTGCCGTGCGTGTGACGTATACGGCTGGCTATTTGATTGACTTCACCGACGAGTGGAACACGGCCGTTCATACCCTCCCCACAGACATCACCAAGGTGTGCACAGAGCTTGCAGGAGCCGCCTTCAATCGCCGACAGGCCGCCGGCATCTCCTCACAGGGCACGGAGGGACAAAATGTTAGCTTCGCGGAGGCTGCCAAACCCACAGAGGAACAAATGGCCGTCATTACTCGCTACGCGAATACCTGGATATGATGTACTTCCTGGACAAAATCATCACCACGGTGTCCAGGCAAACCTACACAGGCGACAAATCCGCGTTCGCCAGCGTGGGGGCGCTTGCATCCACCCCCTGCTATCTCCGGCCAATGAGCCCAGAGCAGTCGGCGGTAAACGGCTACCAGTACGGGCAGGCGTTTGATTTGATTGTGGACACGGGGACAGACCTTCGGGAAATGGACAAGGTCACCATCAACGGCGTGGTTTATACCGTGCGCGGGATGGTTGACCACAACCGTGGAGGCATCACAGCCTACGCCAAAGCCGTCCTCACCAAAGGCGAGGGCGAATAACCTATGCCACAAATCGTTTTGAAAATTAACGGCTTGGACAAGTTCCGCGCGGCCGCGGAGAAATTTCCTGCTGTCGCTGAAAAACATTTCCGTGTGGGGATTGAGCGCGCGCTTATCGCCGTGAACGCTAGCATCAAAACATCGGCTCCTGTGTTCCGAGGAATCCTCCGAGACAGCTTCCGGTGGCAGGTGGGGCGGTTTCGCGGCATCATCGGAACAAAACTTCCGTATGCCTGGGGTATTGAGCACGGCCGACCGCCTCATTTCGTTTCCCCGACAGACCCGGACTTTTCGGCATGGGCGAGGCAGAAGGGCGTGAGTCCGTATGCCGTGAGCAAATCCATCGCGAAAAAAGGAACGAAGGCAGATCCGTTATTCGGCGCGGCCGCGAAAGCCTCTCGCAAGATTGTGGAAAAGCAGCTCAAAGACGCCATGCGTGCTACGCTAAAGGAAGTCGCCCGCTAAACCTATGCCTTCCTTTGCCTCACTCCGAACCGCCGTCGCTGCAAAGCTGGCCACCGTGACCCAACTTGCTTACGTTTATGATCATCACGCGGCGAACCTGGAGGGCTACCCTGCCTGTACGTTTGACGTGTCCGACAGTTCCAATG